GTTAGTGGGTCTTTGTTATCACCACGGACAGTACGAATATAGTAGGGGCTATGACGAGCATGAATACCACTAGCGGAGTCAACCAGTTGCGATACCGTACCTGATGGTTTAACGCATGTGATCGCAGCAGAAACAGGGATACCAAGGCGTTCAGCCCACTCAGCGTTAGTAGTAACAGCGATGGATCGTAGATGCTCAAGTGTTTTCTCCAGTCCTGCATTTGCAGATGTCATAAGAGGGTTGTCCATAATACCTGTCAAAGACACTCCAAGTAGACGTTCCTCTTCTGTGTTACGCTGCCAGTCTTTAGATAGGTACGGGAACTTTGTGTAAGTAGACTGAATAGTCCCCAAGATTGTAGCAAGCTTAACCTTACGCTCGATATCCTCAATATTATCTGTAGCACGAATGATGCACTCCGAAAGGTTGCAAAACTGCGCATTTCGCAAGATGATTTCCGAACATGGATTTGTCCCGAAGTCTTTATCTGCTTCCCGCCGCCCATTCTTTGCAGCTTGCTTCTGTGATGCTTGACGGTTGAACACACCACGCTCACCCGACTTAGACTCTACAAGAGCAGTCCACTCACGCATGAATGTCTCAATGTCAGGCTTCTCTGTATATGCTACAGAGTTATTAGCCAAGGCACGATGTGCTGCAGTCTCCCACCACTGTCCTGACTTAGCGTGACGCATACGGTCATCTGACAAGTTAGACAAAGAGATCATAGCTGAACGGCGTACACCACCAACCACAACGATCTGACCAATGAAGCACATCAAGTCGTGACATTCCATGCTAGACAGCTTACGGCCTTGTGCATTCTTGAATGTAGCTACAGCGAAGTTAAACAATTCTACCAAAGGCGCTGGGCCTGATGCCCGTCCACCGAATGTCTTTAGTCGTGCACCTGCAGGGCGTACCTTTGACACATCCCACTTTGGAATCTCACCTGACCACAGCAATGCTAGTAGCTGACGGAATGCCTTAGCCCAACCTTCTTTGCTGTCTTTGACTACAATGGTTGTCTCGCTATCAAACAGTTGATCTGGCACCTCTGGTAGCTTACTGATGTACTGGCGCTCTACAGAGAACCCTACACCTGTACCACACAGTAGGATGAACATAGCCTCATCAAATCGTGTGGGCTTATCTACAGCCACGTAAGAGCAGTTGTACATACACGTGTTGTCACGTGCTGCTGCTGGTCCCGCTGTCATCATAGAGCGCATAGATGGCATGATGTCTAGGTTAAGGATAGCTTCTTCAATCTGATTAATGTAAGAGTCATCACCTGCTACTGGACGTACAATGTTATCCATGTAACGTGATACTGTTTCGTCCCAATTCTCACGTCCCTTACCGTCGAAGTACTTCGCATAGCGAGACTTGTGAATGAATGACTGGTAGTCTGTTGGTAGTAAGTTGCTCATCTGTTGTCTCCGCTTCCTTTTAGTGTACCCCGTTGCTGACGGTCATCTAACTTTTTAATGTTAATCTCTAGTATCTCTTGTAGACCACGCCCGTAAATGTTTGCTAGTGCAGTTGCGTAAAACACTACGTCACCTAGCTCTTTCATAATCTCTTCATTGTGAAAACGATTGCTGTCACGAATGAGTTTTTTGATCTTCTCTGCGACTTCACCTGCTTCACCTACAAGACCTAGAGTATTCTCTACTAAACGTTCTTGACCCTCAGTAAGCATCTTCTTCTCTACCCAACCTGAATAGAAGTCTGCCCAGTTAACAGGGTCTGCATTAGGGAACATGTCGTAGTACCCCATACCTTCTAAATCTTTATCACTTAGCATTGTCTTTCCTTCACTGTTAAGTTTTCTATTTCTGTGTCGTCTATATCATGTAGTAAGTTTTGCATTAAGTCCTGCACATCTTCTACGTGATCTGTTTCAAAGGATGACAGTATGTTGTTGTCATCGTCTACCATAACTAAAAAAGATACATAAAACTTTTTCATTTGTGCGTTTCCACCCAGCGCTTTCGCATTCTATTGAGATACCAAATGGCTTTATCAATATCCTCTAAGCCATTCTTGTATTCACAACGCCACATGTACTTTAGTACGTTAGCTGCTTGTGGTGCTATAGCGCCTGACATATTCTCTGTCATAGCTTCGATAGCATCTATGCACTCAATCCCACTATGATTGTAATGCACAGGATTATTTACTACGTCTGTCATGCATTGCCCTCTGTCTTAGTCCAAGCGTTTAGTTGTATAACATTACTCCCGTCTTCTTCTTCGATCTCCTCTATTGCAGCAGCAAAAGCATCTGGGAACATTTGCTCTAGAAGCCTCAACCGTCTGCCCTCAATAGGATCAGCATAATCAGGATAGTCAGCTATAAAGTCTATGAACGCAGCCATAAGAACAGCTAGCTCTAGACCGTGGCGCATACCCTCATCTTCACGATCTGTGTTAAATACGACACCTGTAGTAGAGCTTCCATCCCACTCATTATTGTCATCGTAATTAGCACGTAAGACTACTGCTACCTCACCCTCTTTTAGTGTATAAGTCATTAGACTTTCCTTTCTACTGTAATGCGTTTAGTCTTACAGCGTTTACCTTTTTCTTGCAACCACTCTTCTGGAATAATCCTATGCGCATACAAGAAATTATTCTTAGTGCACCAATCCGCATATGTGGTCTTTGATCCTTTGTATAGCTTTGCTTTAGCGTTACTAAAAACGAAGCGGATGTCTAAGGTAGGATGCTGCTCCTGAATTGCAAGGTGTTTGCGTCTATCTTCTGAATCAAAGATGCCTTTTGTCTCAACTATGATACCGTTGTCTAACTCAAAGTCTGGCGTATAAGTCCTGTATCGTAGGTCTTCCCATTCGATCTTTAACTTTTCATATTCGACTTTCTTTTGCCTGTCTTTGAGGAATGCAGCGGCCTCTTTTTCAAGGCCACTACGATATGTTCTACTCAGATGTCTGCGCTTCATCATTCTCTGCTTCTGCAATCTGCGCAATGACAGAGCCTAGTAAGTTACAACGATCTCTCAGAACGGTTGCAGTGTATTCCATACGTTCCATCTGTTCTTTTGCGAACATAATCTCATTGTATGCTTTCATCTGCTCTTCGTTAAAATCGTCTGTGTAGAACTCTTTGTCGCCAATTGTAAGTTTAGGCATTGTTATCTCCAATAAAAACGTAATCCACTAAAGGTGGGTTTGCTGATTTAGATACTCGTGAAGGTAGGCTCTGCAGTGTTGGGTGACACTTATGTTTGAATGAACAAAACTTACAGTCACTAGGTAACACTACATTACCACTAGGCTTCTTGTAGTATGTCTCTGGCACAGGCTCAAAGCAACGCTCGAAGGGTTCATCGTTGTCAATGTAATCCACAAGCTCTTGTATTTTACCTAAGACTTCCTCACGGTTAACCTCAGAGGCATCCACATACTTGAACTGACCATCCGCTTTGTTGACTACCCACCAGCCACCAACATCTTTACCCGCTGCCGTAGCGTAGCCTACAAGCTGTGCTACATAGCCAAAGCTGTCTTGCTTCTGCATACTACTCAAGTCTTCAAACTTGTGCTCGTAGGACCACTTAGAGGCACTCTTAACGTCGTCTATACGTCCGTCCATCTCCATGTCATACTCGCCTTTGATCTCCTGACCGTTGGGTAGTTTAAGTGTTACTGTTTCGTTATCACCAAAGGTAACACCAGACGCACGTAGCAACCCTTTGAACACGGCTTCAACAATATCGCCAAGGATCATGTTCATAAGGAAGTGTGGTGGTAGTGGTGTCTTATCCTCTGGATCATTCTTCTCGAACCACAACTGACATTTAGGCTTTCCAATGTTAGACATACGTAAGCGAAAATCGTCACGTGGCCCTGAATTGAATTGCTTATTCATAGCAGCCTCAACGTCAGAGGCAACCTGTTCGATTACCTCTTTTGACATTTGAGCTTTGCCAGCCATAGCTAGTTGTAAGAAACTATATACGGCTAGTTCTGCAGGGTGGTTCATTCTTGCACCTCTACAAAGTCGTTATTGATGATATCACCAACCATAGCAGCGTCTTCATCAGAGAGTGACTCAGAGTTACGCTCATTGTGAAGGTCTAGAATTTTACCGTTGCTGTATTCAATCAGCTCAATAAAGTTACGCAAGGTGTCGTTATCGTGATCTGAAATGTCGATCTTGTCACCTAGTGCAGCTTCTACAAAGCCAAACTGAGCACCTGTGGGAATAGAGCCGATACCACCAGTCAACTTGATACTAGACATGATAGGCAGCAGGTTCTTATTCTGCAAAGCTTTCATTACTCTATCCAAGTTCTTGATGCTTGTGTTGTTCTTTATGTCATACACAAACGGGATGTCTACATACTCACCAGACTTAGGGTTGCCTGACTCATCCTGTGGCTCCATCAGTGTTACTGTACCGTACAACACTTTAGTGCGTTTCACACTGCGGATAATTGCTTTGGTCTTATCGTCAAGTGCATTGAAGTCTTCGATCCAACCAGAGGGACGCCCTAGGTTAAAACCACCAATGGTATCCTTTAGATCACCATTAAGAGAGTTAGACATTACCGTCTTTTCCATCTCTTCTGTTTCGCTGTTCCAGCGTGTCCACTGTTGGCGCTGGGCAAAGATACGCACGTGTACCTCTTTGGCATACGTAACGTCTTCACCTTGAGTAAGAGTGAAGCAGCCAATAGGTAAGACTTCTGTCTTGATCATCTTACCGTTAAACTCGATCTCACCCATCTTAGGCTGGTGGATCATACCAATACGAGCAATAGAAGGGGATGCCTCTGCAGATGCCGTAGACGACAAACCCATAAGCTCTGCCATAGACTGACCACGCTCATTTGCTAGTGTTAATTCTGTACTCATTTCTATATCCTTTTAATAGAGTCAAAGAGAACTTAGTTATAGCTTACACGTCAACTGTGTCAAGCCAATTCGGACCGATTTTTGCTTCTAATAATAGAGGCACATTCATGTGGACATCGTAGGTATCTTCTACCATCTTAACGATGTCACGGTTAAGTGTTTCAATAATAAACAATACCTTCTCCTTCTCGTCTGGATGCACGTCTACAACCATACTGTCGTGCACAGAGTTCACTACACAAGATTGTAACGGTTGTAACAATTCGTGAAGTTTATTGAGTACGACAGGCACCACATCCCCGGTTGCAAAACCTTGAACAGGGTAATTCTTGATCATGGTGAAGTGTGTGACGCTACCATTCTTCCTTCTAGATACATCTGGGAAAGCGTACTGCCTACCAGACTTGTTTGTGATCTTCTGAAACCGCATTGCTTCGTTGGCTAGCTTCTTGTGCCAAGCTGCAATACCTGGATACTTATCGTTAAAGTGTTCGTAGTATGCTGCTTCCGCTTTGCTGCGTCCATATCCTGTAGCACCAAAGAGAGGCGCAAAGGTGTGTGCCTTAGCGTCTTGGCGTGACGTAGGCTGACCAGCATCAGAGATAACCTTAGCGGTATAACTATGGACATCAAAGCCTGTCTCAATCTCTTTCATGGCAACCTTGTCCTGTGCTAGGAATGCTGCTGTACGAAACTCTAGCTGAGCAAAGTCTGCTTCCATAACGTGACCGCCATCCCAACGTGACACAAATACCTTCTTCACTGGGAACGTACCACCACGGGGCATATTCTGCATATTTGGATTTCTTCCGCTAAAACGTCCAGTGGCTGTAACATGCTGGGTAAGTCCGACGTGTAGGAACCCATCGTGCTGCTTGGTATATGTGGCGATACCATCAACAAAACTGCTAAGATAGACGCTAACTGCAGAAAGACGTTTAAGATCGCCCAGAAAACTAACAGCGTCGTCCATACCATTAGAACGGGCAGTAGACATAAGAGTGTCAAGGTTTTCTTTACTAGTGCTGAAACCATTATTGCTTATCCACTTTTTACTTGGCGCAGTAAAGCGCAGTCCCGCTACCTGTTGCGTCTGAGACAGTTGATACCCACGAGCATCACATGCCTTACATTTGTTAGGCTTAGCGTACTTTGTTCCGTCCTTCCTTACTTTATACGTTTTCCCTTGCCCTTCACACGTAGGACAGGTGTACGCTTTAGTGCGGTAGATCGTTTCACTATTCGCTTGGACTGCTTCTTTGTATTCTTGAACAGTTGATGTATAGTCAAATAGCTGCGCCCACTCCCCCTTATTCTTAATGCGTTTAGAGAAGATGACTTGTGACATCTGCTCAGGCGAATTAAGGTTGATAGGGGTGTCCCCCATAAGTTGCCTGACTTTCTTTTGCAGACGCGCTTCGATCTCTGCTTTTTCTTTCTTAAACTCATCTCTTACTCGCTCCAACTCTTCAAGATCGACTTTGAATCCTGACATGTACATTCTTGTGAGGGTTTTGCAGGTGTCAAAGGTGACACGCTTAACCCGTGAAAGAGATTCTCCTTCGGGGGTGTTGTAGTCTGCCTCGATGCTGTGGAACAGCTCACTAGTTGTGAGCAGGTCAGCCCTAAGATAAACGCTAAGCTTAGCGAGATCAGTTTCGTTCGTGTTGATCCCTTGCTTGAGACATGTGCCAAGATAATCTTCCTTCTGTTCTGCCAAGCTCCGACGCTCTGCACAAGCAGCCAAGCTTAGGGGTTGCTTCTGTCCACGCTGCAGTAGGTACTCTGCTAACATGGTATCGTATATGTCACCGTCATACGTATAGCCTGACTCCCACAGCCACATAAGATCGTGCTGTGCGTTGTGCATTATCAACAGCGTGGTCATATCAAGTACAGACTGTATTAGCTTACGCCCAGCGCCTGTCGTGTCCTTAGCTTCATTGTGATCTAAGTTAACAATGTGCATCTCTTCTGTGTTATCGACATTTACCATGCCTACCTGTGTGAGCGTATTAGTTGGCTCGAAGGGATCGTTAAAGGTTTTCCCATCTCTCCATGTTACGCTATTCTCTACGTCTAAAACTAATCGCATGTGTTCCTGCCTTTCTTATGCCGTATAGAGTGAACGGCCCCCGTCTAGTTCGCAATGGACTACTCCGTGCCAGCCACCTTTAAGTTTATTCTTTGCAATATTCAAGTGTCTTTGTGTGTCTTCCTCGTCAGCACCTTCTACGATTGGGTTCTTAGAGATGAGCACCATCAAGTCTGCTTCTGCTGCCTTACCTGTCTTAGACCCTTCCATCATAGACTGGTCTACAAATACCTTACCTTCCGCTACAGCAGATAGCTGTGACATCCAGATCACACAACACTTGTATTGCTTAGCAATATTACGTGCGTAGATCGCTGCGTCCTTCAAGTATATGTCAGACTTATCGCTGTTCTTTGTAGCGAACTTGTCACCCATGTCTAGCACTACGATGTCAGGCTTC